CAGCGGGTCATGCGGACGATTTTGCTGCACTGCGAAGAATACAAATTGAACTTAAGGTTCACGATATGGACGTTGGGATTGATTCAGGGTTCAATACTCAAGCCGTTTACGACGCTTGCGGTGGGTATGCTCTAACAAGTGGAAACCCAGTAAATTATCCGTGCGGATTGAGATATCCACCGGAGGGAGGTCTTCGAAAGCCAATGCTTGTCGGATGGATGCCGATGAAAGGCCGAGAAAACGGTGCGCGTTTTACCACAAAATCTGGATCTATTCACCCGTTTGGTATTTCCACATCCACCTCCATGCGAACCGATGTTGTCCAGCCATTGCTGGTTTTTGACACCGAACATTTGCGGGAAATGCTTTCAAAGCTTCGCAGATCAAACGAACAATTTTCTTGGAGCGTGTGTTCGCTTCCAAATCAAATGCAAGTTGAGGGTGCTTTTTCGGTTGGATCGGATGTCTACTGGAAACATTTGGATTCCCACATTTTAAAGCCAACAGCCAATAGAAGTGGTCGAATTCGTTACCAGTGGTTCAAACGAAATCACCGATGGCCGGATCACCTGCACGACTGTGAGTTAATGCAGTTGGCAATGGCAATGTTGTGGAACGACTTAAAGCCAACTTCAAATGAAGTTGAAAGTGCCGCTTGACGTTCGCATGAAATCAGTGAACATCCGCCCCGGTGGTCACTTACACGGTTTCAATTAAGCGGTCGTATCTCCGCACAACGTATGCTGGCCGAGCTTCTTTGTCGCTGCTTGCCGCGCTGCTGGCAAAACTTACCACTGCTGCAGGTTCTATTGAAACCGGAAACGTTGTAAGCCAAACGTCAAGTGCAGACGTTTCAGTCACGTTTTCCAAGCCGGGAGAAGGTGCGCCGTCTCCATCAGAAATGTTGGAAATGTGGGAATCGCTGCTTTCGGACTACGATTACGCAGTGACGCTGCTCGCTGGCGATGGAATTTCAAGCCCAACGGACGAGCAGATTTACAATAAAATGTTGGGATCAATTTTGGTTTCAACGACTCGCTACTATGGTGATTTCACGCAATTTCGTCGTGAGCCCACAACTCGGATGTCGTAATGGGAATAATTTCAACAATCCGAAATCGGTTTTTTGGAAGCCCTTCGAATAAATACGAAGGGGCCGGTCAGAGTTTGCGAAGGTCGTATCTTGACACCTCTTACACCTCTGCGCGTTTTGATGTAACATCTTCAACTCGTCAGGCAATTGTTCGGAAATCTCGATTTTTCGAACAAAATAATGCCGTGATGAACAGATTGGGGGATCTGTTTGAAAGCTACACGGTAGGATCAAGCTTTTCGGTTCAACCCGCCTCATCAGACCCTGCATGGAACCTAAAAGCCAAAAAGTGGTTCGATATTTGGAGCCGATATCCCGACATTGGCTCTCGCCAATCTTTCGGCACGTTGATGGGACAAGCCGCGAGGGGGTGGTTTTTCGATGGAGAGTCTTTCGTTCTATTGACCAAAGGAGAATCTGGAAAACCCAGAATTCAACTGATTGAAGCTCAGTCAATTTCTACCCCCGGTGGGATGGAAAAAGACGAAACAGTGTTTGACGGAATTCGCTTTGACCCACGCACAGGCCGCGCCGTTTCGTATTTTATTGGTTCAGAAAAAACGCAAGGAAACCTGACTGATGTTCGGTCAATTCCTTCGGATTCTGTTGTCCATATCTACGAACCTAATCGTCCCGGCCAGCTTCGTGGATTGCCTTTTGTTTCTTGTGTTATCAACGACTTGCACGATCTCGACGACTTGCAGAAGCTGGAAATGGAAGCTTGCAAACTCGGAGCCTCAGTCGCGCAAATTGTTAAAACGGTTTCTGGAGAAATTCAGGCTTCCTCTTTAAGGGCTGGAATCACTTCGTCTGCAACGCAAAACACTGCCGAATCCTATTACGAGCAAGTTTTTGGTTCTGCGGTGAAGGTGATGAAAAACGGCGATTCGTTCGAACAATTCGCTACGGAAAGGCCGGGAGTAAACATGCGGGAATACTGGCGGCAGCTTACCGAAAAGGTTTGTTCCGGTGTTGGTATTCCCTACGTTTTGGTTTATCCAGAATCTATGCAAGGCACGGTTTACCGTGGTGCGCTAGATATGTCAGCGGTTTGGTTCCGCTCTCGACATCAGGTAATGTCGTCAGCGGCTCGTCGTATTTACGAATACGTAATGGAGTACGCGATTAAAACCGACCCAAACCTTAACGCTGCACCGGCTGACTGGTACGAAGTTTCAATTACCGCCCCTCGCTCTCCAAACGTTGACGTTGGCCGCAATTCCGCTGCTCAGTTGGCCGAGTTGGAAGCTGGAATTGTCACTTACGATGAGGTTTACGGAGCACGTGGCTTGGATTGGCGTTCTTCGCTAGAAGCAAAAGCACAGCAAGCTTTGTTCGTTCGTCAGTTGGCTGAAAAGTACAACTTGGATGTTTCCGAGATCTCGACTATCCAGAAAGAGAAGGCTCCTAGTGTTCCTGTCGCTGCTGTTGAAATAGACACTGAGGACGACGCTCCTTCTCCGGTTGCTGCTCCCGATAACGGTAATACATCTCCGGTGGTTGACGACACATCCGTTACTGCTGTACGCGAGCTAAGAAAACACAATGAGCTTCACCAAGAAAACGGATTGGTTGTATTACGCTCCAGCGGCTTCCGCTGGTGAGACTGCGACCATTCAGATCTTCGACCAGATTGGCGAAGACTGGTTTGGTGGCGGTGGTCTATCTGGCAAGCAGTTCTCGGATGTTCTCAATGAAGTTGGAGACGGTCCGCTGCTTGTAGAGATCAATAGTCGCGGTGGCAATGTGTGGGATGGGTTGTCTATCTACAACCAGTTGCGCGGTCGTCGCGCTCCGGTGACCACTCGCGTTGTCGGCATTGCGGCTTCCATCGCTTCGATCATTGCGCTCGCTGGTGACAAAGTTGAGATGGCTGACGCTGCGTTGATGATGATTCACGACCCGTCCGGTATGGCTTCCGGTACTTCGGAAGATATGCGGAAAATGGCTGATGCTTTGGATCAACACGCTGAGGTCTTGGTTTCGGTGTATGCTAAGAAAACCGGACGCTCTTCTGAGTCAATCCGCGCTGCGATGAAAGCGGAGACTTGGTTTACCACTGCCGAAGCCATCCAATTTGGCTTGGTGGACAAACCCATTAAACAGCTTGCGATGGCTGCGAAGTGGCATCCCCGCGCTGTCACTAAGACCGCTCCCGAGACGGTCAAGAACAACCTCCGCCGTGGTCTTGAGCAATACGCTGAAGGTCTTGCTGGTGACGGTCTTGAGAAGGCTACCGTGCTTGAGGCTGAGTCACTCGTTGCCGGTGAAATCCCCACGGAAGATAAGGTCCAGAAGGCAAACGCTTGGTGGGGACGTAACGAACGCTTTCTTGAGGCTGAACCCAATAGTCCCGCTGATGTTGCCGCTAACCTTTGGGGCGGTGCTGCTGGACGCGATTGGTTCCGCGCTCTGTACGCTCAGATTGAGCGTGAGGAAGGGGAAGAAGATGAATCCCCTGATGACAAGATTTCTGCGGATAGCAACAAAGCTATCAGCGAAACTGGCAAAGCTCCTTTGCCGCAACCAACACAAACAACCGACACAAATATGTCCGATACCACTACTGTGACGGCTGCGGCTGCTCCTGCCGCTTCCGTTGATCTCGCCACCATCATGGCTAAGCTCTCCGCTTTGGAAGCTTCGCTGAAGGCTCCTGCCGCTGCTCCCGCTCCCGAGCCGGTGCGACCCGTTATTGAGAACCTCGGCAACCCGCTGCTGGAGCACAGCACAAGAAGATGAAGGCTGGTGCTGACCGCCGTCGCTTCTTGATCGAGAATCATTCTGAGTTGCTCCGTCAGAGCAATCTGATCGCTCCCCAGAACGGCAACACCTTTGCCGCTGGTCTGGTCGTCGATTATCTCGCTGATGCCGTCATCACTGAGATGGGTACGAAGCTTGCGATGGTTGGCAACTTCACTCGCAACGTTGGTCTGGATAACTTGCGTCCGAAAGCCACCGTTCAGGTCAAGAAGTTCGTTCAAGCTGGTTCTTCTGCTACGGTCGATAACGCGACCAACTTTGAGACCAGCAACGATAGTGAGCTTGCTGCTACTGCCGTCACTGTTAACCAGATCAGCAAGCTGTTCACCGTCACTCAAGCTGAACTTAATCAGGGGTTTGCGCTCGCTGATCTCGCTGCCGGTTCCGCTGATGTCTTCGCTCTCGGTATCTCTAAGAAGATTACCGCTGTGATGACCTCTGCCAACTACGGTGCGGGAACTACGATTGGCACTGCTGCCAACTTCGACACTAGCGACATTCCTGCGATCTTGGCTCTCGCTAAGAACTATCGCCAGAAGCTGTTGTTGTTGGATGGTGGACATCTGGCTCGTCTCCAGTTCTCCGCTGCCGCGAACACATTCCCTGATGCTCGCTATGGTCCGCTGAACAACGGTCTGTTTGGCTTTGAAGGCATCTTTGAGCAGAACGACTGGACTGGCGCGATTGCTAACACCGCTGGTTTTGTTTGTGGGCGTGATGCTATCGCTATCGCTTCCGGTCTGCCGGTTGGCATGATCGCTGGCGAGTTTGTCGAGCAGCGCACTGTTGAGAGCCAGAACGGTCTCTCGGTCTTGCTG